TGCGTAATGTAAAGGCGAGACTTGGTAAAGCAGCGAACGAATAGATCATTCACTTCAGGTGATACATTCAGAACAGGTGACATGGGAATACCCCTAATTAACTAAGTGAATACCAATACAGGCCCGAATGGGCATTAACTCAGCATAGTAGCAAGCAGAATGACTTCAGGCAGCTCATCATCAGAGATTTGCTTAGCACACACCTTTGGAGTGTTAGGTTTAATACATGACCAGTGGAAGTTGTCATTCCACCAGTAATAGGCAACACCACCGTAATCATGCAGCGCATCGATCACATCCTCATGCATTGCCATGCATTCGAACGCTTTGACACTGCCATCAGACAACAACATGTATTCCATGATGAATACCTCAATAGATAACCGGTACATGCCCGAAGGGGAACGATACACCATGGTAATGCATAGGTATGACGAACGGGGATGACAGGATACAGGAATGGGGAAACCATGAGCTATTGCCATGCCAAACCACTGCGTTCACCCCTAAACCTCCCCTATTTCTCCCTCTATAGGGGAATCTGCCTCACTTTGCACTCGATGAGTGGTAATTGGACTGTTTAGGGGAAGGGAAAGGGATCTTCCTCACCAACTGTCTAAAGGGGAGAGAGATGTGTGCTTTGTGTGTGATCTATGTGTGCTTTGAAAAAAGATGCCTCACCTCCGGAGAGGTAAGGACTTGGTGAAGACGGTATGCAGGTACCAACCAATAGCGATGACAGACCAGACGAAGGCACAGGACAAGGCAAGGGATTGCTCAAAGGACACGGTTATTCACCTAGATTGGTGGAGAACACCATGTACAGAGCAGTGGTACCAAGAACGACAGTAAAGCCGAGCAAGATAGCTTGATATGCTAAGGACATGGGATTCTCCTAGTTACGAAGGGTGATTATGCAGCTTTGGATTGCTTGGTTGGGGTTTCAGCTTCAGCTTCGACCTTGAGTGCAGCCAGTTTGGCAGCGAGGTCAGAGGCAGAGATAGCAGACTCAGCAGCGCGGATACGGGAGTTGATGTCGTATTTACCACGGAGAGTGTCGAGTTTCTCGTTACGTTCGAGAGTAGCGATCTCATTGAAGCCTTCGGCAGCACCTTCTACCCAAGAGGCAGAGTGAACAGCAGCATTGGACAACTTGGTACCTGCGGTGAACAGGTTGGTGAGCATCAGGAAGAACTGAGCAGCCATTGCAAAGAATTGTGCGAACATGGTGTATCTCCAATCGATTGGTAAGGAAGGGCACCGAAGTACCCCTCACATAGCCGAAGGCCTAGGTTAAGAGATCCTCTACGTAATGGATGATAGCTAGCGTACAGAGCGCAGTGATCAGCATAGTAAGAGTCCATGGACAGTACAGGAGTGTACCGATACAGGGCCGCAGGCCCGTAAGGTAACAGAGGGTGGTGGGTGCTTGAGGAAATCTCAAAGGTGCAGACCCCGGGGGGGTGGTTCGCGTCAAGGGGGTAGCCGCTACATATGCCCTGCATCAGCCTGTCTATGAGAAATTTCCAACATACTGCGACGAATGGCACCTATACTCCCCTTTATCTCAATGACGGGTGGTTCCTATGACTGTTCAACACTATTCGAAAGCGGGCAGCCCCTTCCAGTACATCGCTGCACGAATGGGCGGGCCATTTGATCCCTTACCTTCTTGGTTTCCGCTTTTGCAGCAAACCGGTAATCTAAGGTACGATAGCGAACATAACGTCGAGGTTCGTACGATTACGGGTGCTTGGCAGTCTGTTCAGCAAGGCGATTGGGTGGTTCTGCAAAGAGCTGACCCGAAGGCCGGGGTAGGGTTCGATAAGTGCGCTGTGTGGCATGTCGAGCATGAAGACTTCATAAAATTATGGAATGCGATATGACTAAAGCAGTTTGGATGCACCACGGCCCCTTTCCCAGTGAATCGGTGTTTGTGCCGAACAAGGTGGAGTGGAAGAAGCTGATGCGCAAGCTGAAGGCGGAAGATGAGCCGTACCCGGTAAAGGATGCCTGTGTCACAACGTTCTTCGACAGTCCGATTGGTCGTGTGCGTGTGTTGACGGTCGGGGATCATCTGACCAAGAAGTGCACGCCGCTGCGCTTGGCTGCGTTGATTGGGCATGAGGTGCAGCATATCTGGCAGGGTATCAAGGTAGACGCCGGGGAGACTGAGCCGGGCAGTGAATGTGAGGCTTACATGGTGCAATGGTTGCTGACCCAGGCGCTTGAAGCGTTTGAGGCCACGCGGTTCAAATTGTTTAAGAGGGCGGCAGCATGACTTACGAATGGGGTGCTGAGGCGCAATTTGATTCTTGTTTTGGTTTTCCTGTGCGCCTGCGTAAAGGGGAAGACGTATGACTGACCTACTGACACCGGAACAGTTCAAGATGGTGCTCCCGGCACAGTTCCGGGGGAATGTGACACAAGAGGTCATGGATGGGGTCAATGCCTTGTTGGCTGACCCTAACCTGGCCGAAGCTTACCGTGAGCGCATGATTGGGCATACGTCTGTGCTGCGCGAGGGTAAGTTCAAGCTTGAGAGTTATCTCGGTGCCGTGAAGTACGTCACGCAGAAGATGATGAACAAGAGCAATCTGGATGCATACATTGCGACCTTTCCTGATAAATATCAGGACTTTGTTGCGCGAGGCGTAAGCCAGAAGGATATCAGCTCCTACGTGTCGGCTTTCAACAAGTCGAAGCTGGTGACCTTGATCATGGAGCAGGCGTTGATCCCCGCGTGGATCGGCAATCAGGACATGTACCAGCAGGCGTTGAATGCGCAGTTTGACCTGGGTATGAATGCGTCCAGTGAGAAGGTGCGCGTGGAGGCGCTCAACAGTGTGCTGTCGCAGTTGAAGCAGCCGGAGAAGACCAAGATCACGCTGGATGTCAGCGAGGAAGTGGGCGATACCATGGGTGCCGTGCGTAAGCAGATGCAGGATCTGGCCGAGCAACAGCGGCAGTTCATTGAAGGCGGGTTCGGTAATGCCAAAGAGGTCGCGGCTCAGCGCCTTCCATTTGAGATCACTCAACAATGAATGTCACCGAAATGGAAGTCGCGGTTGATGAGGTGTATCAATCTGTTGATGGTTGGCTTGATGGGGTCGATTACTCCATGGACCCGACCTATGTGCCGTCGCAGTTCGCTTTGGAGTTCGTGACGTTCATTAAGCTGGTAAACGGTGGGCAAGGCGAGGAAAACGAAACACCTGTGCTGCACTTGCACATGCTCGACGAGATTGAGTTCGTTGAGTACGACGAGAAGGGTGAAGTTAACCGATTCCCGCGGATTGCCAACATGGTGTTCCGTGGTGCGGCAAAGACCACGCTTATGGGTGAATACCTGTTCCTTTACATCGGAATGTACGGAGGGCTGCCGAACTTCGGCAAGATCGAGCTGGCTCTATATGTTTCCGACAGTATGGAGAACGGCGTTAAGAACATGCGCAAGAACTTGGAGTTTCGCTATGAGAATAGCGATTTCCTCAAGAAGTACATGCCGGCCAAGTCCGCGGACAACCCGGGGGGTACCGACTTCACGGATATCCGCTGGAAGTTCGTGAACCTGGATGGCAACGTGTTTATCGTCAAAGGCTACGGCGCCAAGACCGGTGTCCGGGGTTCCAAGGAAATGGGCAAGCGTCCGCGTCTTGCGGTGCTCGATGACTTGATTTCCGATGATGATGCACGTTCGCCGACGGTTATTGCCGCCGTAGAGGATACAATCTACAAAGCGGTGGACCACGCCCTGCACCCGCAACGAAACATGATCATTTGGTCGGGTACCCCCTTTAACGCCAAAGATCCGCTGTATAAAGCGGTGGAATCGGGTGCTTGGCGGGTCAACGTGTACCCTGTGTGCAATCAGTTCCCTTGTGCGGAAGAAGACTTCCTTGGTGCCTGGCCCGACCGTTTCCCGTACAGCTTCGTGAAGAAGAAGTTCGATACGGCAATGAAGGTGGGTAAGGTCGACACATTCAACCAAGAACTGATGCTTCGCATCATGTCTGACGAAGATCGTCTGATTCAGGACGGCGAGATCAGTTGGTACCGCAAGAAGAACGTGTTGAAGTTCAAATCTAACTTCAACTTCTACATCACCACTGACTTCGCGACTTCCGAGAAACAATCGGCGGATTTCAGCGTAATCTCGGTGTGGGCGTACAACTACAACGGTGATTGGTACTGGGTAGACGGTATCTGCCGCCGGCAGGACATGTCGGCAAACCTGACTGACCTTTTCTCCTTGGTTTCGAAGTGGCGTCCTTTGGGTGTTGGTATTGAGGTATCTGGTCAGCAATCTGGTTTCATTCCTTGGATTCTGGACATGATGATCCAGAAGAACATCTTCTTCGTGCTGACTTCCGAGAACAACAGCACTAAGCCGGGTATTCGACCGAATACCAACAAGATGCAGCGATTCAACACGGTTGTGCCCCTCTTCAAGCTGCACAAGATATATTTCCCCGAAGAGGAAAAGACCACGCCGGTTATGATGGAGATGGTCAACGAGCTGAGCCTTGCCTCGGCAAGCGGCTTCCGTTCGAAGAAAGACGACTTCATTGATACCATTTCGATGCTATCGGTCATGCGTCCGGTCGCGCCGACCTCTCAGGACATCGAGCAGCGCGAAGGGGGTGGAATGTGGGATGATGACTACGTTCCCGAGCCCGGGGCGCTGGCCAACTACTTAGCGTGAGGCAACAATGAAACTGTCCTATATCTTCAGCCAACTGGAAACCAGTGAGCTGAAACAACTGAGCTGTATCGATCCTGCCACCGGCAAGATCAAAGCCGAGCAGTACCAGGGTATCGTCGACGTGATGAACCAAGGGCTGGTCGACCTGCACACACGCTTCGACCTGAAGATCGGCAAGGTCGAGGTACCGATTGATCCACTGGTTTCGGTGTACGACATGACCGCGGTGGACCCGCAGGTGCGCGGCCGCTTCCTGCAATTGCACAAGGTCACCGATGAAGAGGGCCGTGATCTGCAGGTCAACGCTTTCACCGATTACTCGCTGAGCTTCCGCAACCAGTACGTGTTCGAGGTGCCGGAGTATCTGCGTACGGTGCATCCGCTGGTGCGCGTGAATGTCCTGTACCGTTCGCTGCCGACCAAGATTGGCGACTGCTACGGCGATCTGGACCCGGAACTGGTCGAGGTAGAACTGCCGATGGCCTACGTCTGGGCGCTGTGCCTGTACGTGGCCAGTCGTTTGCACACACCGGTCGGCTTGCAGGATGGAACCTACCGGGTGAATGCGTTTCTCGGCTTGTTCAACGCCGAGTGCACGCGATTAGAAGAAGTCGGTATGGATCTGGACTTCCAGCGGGATCTGGGCCAGCTCCGACGGGGAGGCTGGGCATAAACGAAAAAAGGAGCCGATTGGCTCCTTTCTTTTTGAATAGGTGGCGGGATTACTCTCCCGCCTGTTCGCTCCACTCTTTGCAGTGGCGCAGAATTTATTTTCCGGTAGAACCGAAGCCGCCCGCACCGCGGTCGCTCGATTCACTGAATTCGCTTACAAATTGCAGCTCTGGTGTCGCAACGGGGACAACAACGAACTGAAACAGGCGCTCGCCTGCTGCCCACTGCACATAATCCCCGGAACGTCCTTGAACGTTCACCTTCCATTCGCCTTCGTAGTCGGAATCGATCACGCCACAGGTATTACCCAGGCGGATGCCCGACTTCACGCCTGCACCCGAGCGCGGCAGAATAAGGGCAACATGCCCGGCTGGAACCTTGGCTGCGAAGCCAAGTCCCTGCAATTCTGCATTACCGCTCACGGATGTACCGGCTTTAGGCATATACAGGTCATAACCCGCAGCACCTTCCGTTCCGCGAGTTGGTGTGATCAAATCCGGGTGAAGTTTGATGATTTCCACTATGATGCTTCCCTTTACTGGTTTAGGAGATGTGCCAATGGCACTTGATGAACAACAACCGCTCGTTACTAAGAACGAGCATAGCTTAACGGATTGGTCGAAAGAACCAACCCTTTCTGAGCTGAAGGCTGACGTTGAGGGCTCGAACAACTCCCATAACGCGCAGGTTCAGCAAATTGACACTTGGTTGGACTTTCTCCATACCAAAGGTGCTGGTGCCGCGCCGAAGATTAAAAACAAGTCGCAGGTACAGCCAAAGACGATTCGTCAGCAGGCAGAGTGGCGATATGCATCGCTATCCGAACCATTCCTGTCGTCTTCGGACATCTTCGAACTGAAGCCAGTGACCTGGGAAGATCGGAACGCGGCGATCCAAAATGGCCTGTTGCTCAACAACCAGTTGAACACCCGCATCGATAAGCAGCACTTGGTCGACACGATGGTGCGCTGTGCCGTGGATACCGGGGTGGCTTTCCTCAAGGTGGGCTGGAAGCGTGAGACGAAGATGTCGAAGCGTATGGTTCCGCAGTACGAGTTGACCTCGAACCCGGAATACCTGCCAATCATGCAGGAACTCGACGCACTCAAGGCCGAATCCCCCTCGCAGTATTACGAAGTGGACGAAGGCTATCGACTTGCGCACGAAACCTACGAAACCGACGGTATTCCGTACGCTCCGTTCCAAGTTGGGATGATCGAAGAAGAATTCGAAGAAGTTCTGGCGAACCATCCCACTTTGGAAGTGGTATCGCACAAGAACGTTATCGTCGATCCTTCCTGTAACGGTGTGCTGGAAAACGCCGGGTTCGTAGTGCACAAGTTCCTGTCCAGTCAGGCTGATCTGAAAAAGGATGGACGTTACAAGAACCTCGACAAGATCAAGGCAGACCAGTCGAATCCATTGTCCGAACCTGACTACGCGGTGAATGCGAAGGATAAGACCTTCAACTTCGCGGACAAGGCACGAACCAAGTTCGTCGTGTACGAATACTGGGGCTTCCGCGATGTTCACGGTAAAGGTGACCTGACGCCGTTCGTTGCGGCCTGGGCCGGCGATGTGCTGATCCGGATGGAAGAGAACCCGTTCCCGGACAATGCAATTCCGTTTGTGGCGATCCCCTACCTGCCGGTGTTCGAATCGGTGTATGGCGAGAGCGATGGCTCGTTGCTGATTGAAAACCAGAAGACGATCGGTGCAGTTCAGCGCGGAATGATTGATGTGCTGGCCAAGTCGGCCAACGGCCAGACCGGTATCGCAAAAGGTGCGCTCGATGCGGTGAACCAGCGCAAGTTCGAAGAAGGGCGGGACTATCAGTTCAACCCGGGCAACGACCCGCGTACGGCGATTCACACTCACACCTTCCAAGAGCTGCCGACCTCGGCGTGGCAGATGGTGCAGAGTCAGAACCAACAAGCGGAGGCCATGACCGGGGTACAGGCTTTCTCTGCTGGTTTGAGCGGTTCGTCTCTGGGTG